ATACGTTTCACTATCTGGAGCATGCACGTACTGTTTATCATATGTTTTTTTATTTCCATATGCTTTTTTGTTTTTTTCTAACAGATGGAAATGGTAGCTGTCTCTTCTCTCTTCGCCGTTCCATTCCATTATTCTGTCTGGATATTCTGTAGCTACAAGCCTGCTGCCGTCAGCGAAATCGTATTTATAATAATTTACATTTATGTTTTTATCTGTGTACCATAATCCCCAAGTTTTGTAATTTCTCAGCCATTCTTTTCGCTGATCGTTATTCTTTAGTCTTGGAAGTTCTGGCTGTTCCGGTTCTTTCGGTGGATTCATTACCGTGTCCAGATCATTGATATATCCGGCCAGTGCCGCAATCATTACCTTGTACGTCCGCACCCGGATGTCATTGGTATCCATGTGTCCTTTCGCCATTTCCAGATAGTTCCTGTATTTTTGATTTTCTTCCCTGGCAATATCAAGATCTGTTTTCCCAGATTTCTTTTCATGTAGTTGTGTCTCTTCCGGAAGTCGTTCCTGCGTTTCTTCTTTGTCCTGGTATCTATATTCATTTTCTTTCTCTGCAGGTTCTTCTTCCAGGCCAGATACTGCATAGGTGTCAGGTGTTTCAATCTCTTCGGTTTCTTCGCTTTTTTCTTCCTGTTCTTCATTTTTCTCCTTTTTTTCCGTTTCTTCTTTTACGTTTTCCTCCAACACTTTTTTGATGGCTCCTGTTAAATCGAGCCAATGGAAATTTCCTCTGTTTTCGTTATCTATCCACAATTGGATATATCCGCAATACATCCTTATTTCCCCGACATCTTTCCCGTCAGTTCCTTCAAACACCCAAGTTCTTCCCGATACTCCCGGATGCAGATTTTGTTTTATCAGTTCATTGCACATTCTTATATTCTGCCCTGTTATCTGTTCCGCATTTTCACGGAACCAGTATTTGTATGTGCTCACCATTTCTCTCGCTACTATTTCCAGATACTCTTTTTCTTCTTCTGTTGGAACGCGTACCATCACTACTTCATTCTGATCAGAATTTTCTTCCGGTGTCAGATTCTGACACGCACCGTCATTTATATCTTCGATGCTCAGCTGTCCATCAATTTGTTCTTCTTCTGCTTTTTTCTGCTCTTCGGCATATTCTTTCACATCTTTGTATGTTAGTCCCTTTTCCCGGTGATGCTCCAGCATATCCTCCTGGATATCATCGGGCATCTTGCTGATCTCGTATGCAGCTGAAAATGTTAATCGTCCTTCTTTTAACTCTTCCGTGAATTCCGGGATCAGTTTTTTGTTGATCGACTCAATCTGTCCGATCTTGGTGGATGATACCTGCATCATGTTTGCTATTACATCCCGCAAGCGTCCGCTGTCCAATTTATAGCCGTGAAGTGTCAGTCCATTCTCTTTCATGTACTTTAACGTCTCTTCCAGTGTCTTCTGTTCTTCCAGAATGTCTGCTACTGTTTTATTTCGGTATGTATTCGCGATGATTAACTGGATCATCTCTTCATGTTCTTCTGCAGGTGTCTTGATCTGGCAGGATGCTATGGAGAATTCTTCATAGCCTTTTTCTACCAAGAGCGTCAATGCTCTCCATCTTCGTTCTCCGGCTATAATGCGGTATTCTCCACGATCGCAAGGATCGTGGACTACCGTCAAGTTTTCCAATAAGCCTACGGCAAGGATATCCTGTGCCAACTGCTCGATGTCCGGGATGGAATAGAAATTCTTGTCATTGCTGTACATCTGCTTAATTGCAATATCCTTTGTCCGGAATCTTGCTTTTGTTTTGTTGTCTTCTGCTGCCGCCTTCGTCTTATTATTAAGCGCGTCCATCACATTCCATCCAGTAGCCATCTATCTATTCCTCCTTGCTCTTTTCCAGGATGCTCCCTTATTCTTCTTCCGGTTTTCTGATAATCTTCCGGCTGTAATCACTATCGGATCACCTTCTCCTTTTATTCCTTCTATCAATCCTTCCAGCTTGCTATTTAGCCGTTTCATGCTTTCTCTCCACTTCCCCATTATTTCGTAGTCATAAGGTGTGAGATTTTCATATGTTTTTCTTCTTCCTGTCGGTGGGAAAAAGCATGCCGGAGCTTCCAGTGCAACCTCCGGCATCCGTCTTATCCCTCCGCTTTTTTTCGCTTTACCAGGATTTTTTAAAAGTACTGCCGGGATTCCTCCTTCTGGTGGGTTGCACCCATGAATCTTTTTGTATAATTTCTTCGCCTGCCTCTTATTCATCCTGTCCACCCTCCAGATCTCTCAAAAGTTCATACGTGACCGCTCTGTAGTCCTGGGACGCTATGCATCCCTTAGAGAACTTCGGGAGCGGTACATGTGCGATCGTGGATTTTTCCGCTACTACAGATCTTCGGATCACTGTCTGGAAACAATCGTGTCCGGAATTTTCTTTTAACCACTCTTCTACCTGCAGTGTTGTTTTATTCTTCTGCCTCATCGTGATCAGGACTTTCTTCCGGATCTTGCTGTTAAACTTCCGGATGCTCTCCAGCTGCTCATCCATGTTGTCAGCTGCTTCTATTTCGAATCCTCCGAGTTTCACCGGCACGATCACGAGATCTGCTGCCACCAGTGCATTCATCACTGTCATGTCCATGATCAGACCACAATCAATAATGCAATAGTCATATGCGGCCGCTACGTCTTCCAAATCTTCTGCTAGTCTTAAGATCTGATTGCCTTCTTCTGTCTTCATCAGGTACATATTAGTGGCCATCAGATAACCGTTGCACGGGATAATGTCTATCCGGTCATATGGTGTCGTCTGGATCAGTTCGGATGTGGTGTACGTACCGCCTTCCCGTTCATGGTTCTCCAGCAGATCCGGAAGTCCTCTTCCTTCCGGATCATATGCCCCGTAGAGCATAGATATATTCCCCTGCTGATCAGCATCGATCACCAGTACTTTCTTTTCTTGTTCCTGTCCCAGAATATAGGCAATGGATGCGGCCGTCATAGTCTTTCCGATCCCGCCTTTCTGGTTCATTACTGCAATTATTTTCATGATACTTTTGCCTCCTGTTCTTCCGTTCTCTCCCATTCCACCAGGCTTTCTGTTGCCCTTCTATAGCACTCTATCCAGCTTTCATCACTTTCTACTTTCAGGATCTGTTTCTTATGGATGCCTATCCCTTCAAAGATCTGGATACTTCCTCCATGGTTCAGTGTAAATCTTGTCTTTACCCGGAGCTCTCTTCCCTGTTTGATCATGTTATATACTTCATAGAACTCTCTTATGCTCTGCCGTTCTCTGTCGTCCATCCTTCCACCTCTTTCGGTGCTCTGCGTTTCAATTCTTTTATTTTGCCTTCGTTCCAGATACTGTCGTTTGGTTCCAACATTTCCATCATGTTGTCTAACTGTAGATATTCTTCTAAGACTGTGATTGCGTCTCCGGCCGTATAGCAAGAAGCTACGTAGTGTCCGTTCTTTGCCATGTCGTGTAGAAACTCTATCTGGCTGTCCTGGTGTCTGCCGGTCCCATATTTCATTTCGATGTATAGGCCGATGTATACCCCTTTGGCATACGGAAGATGCAGATCGGATACCCCGGACTTTACTCCCATGCTCTTAAGCTTTACTGCTTCCGCTTTATTCCTGCTGCCGCCATTCGGGATATGATGCAGCCATTTCAGTTCCGGATAACGATTCTCATTCCACGCCGCCCAGTTGCATACGTGAATCTGTTCTGTATCTTCACTTCTTCTCATGTTTTTAAGCTTCATCAAGGTCCCCCCTCTTTCTTCCGACCGAATTCATCTATGCCTTCCCAGTTGAATCTCTGTCCGCAATTAGAACAATAGTTATCACATTTCTTTTGTGCAAAGTGTACCCTTGATTCCCTACGTATTTTCCCGCAGTTTTTGCATCTATAAGCAACCACATATGGATTCACGTCTAATATCTCCGGCTCTTCGCATTCACATGCCACTGCTTTTTCAGCGGCATCCATATTGCACGCTTCTCCAACATCCAGTACCAGAACTGGGTACGAAAACATATCAAGCCAGTTTCCGTCTTTTATCTGGTATTTCTTCCTGTTCTTTGTATTTACTACCATCGTGCCGATCCTGGCATCATCCGGATATCCGCTCAAATATTTCATCATCTGTTTTACCGTTATACCCATTTATCAAATCCTCCTGTTCAGTTTAATCATCGTATATCTTCTGTATTTGTATCCCGTCTTTGGGTTTATGCCTTCCCACATCCTTGCTATGTAGTAGCCTTTCTTCGGCTTTATCTCTTTCTTCCACCTGTAGATCTTGTCCGGATGTGGTTTCGGAAGTGGCATATTCTGGGATCCGTGGAAATCCGACTCTTTAATCCTTGGTTTGGACTGTGTGCCGTCTTTCTTCGTTTCCGTGGTATGCTCGTCTTTTGTGAGATATTCTGCAAGCTTTAACATATCCTCGCCATAGTAATCGCTGTCTTTTATCTTTGTCAGCCACGTACCGCCCTTATCCCAAGCGTTCTGCACGATACTGGCAGTGTCTCCTACCTCTTTGATCACGAAATGAATATGCCAGGCTCCCTTTGTTCCCCTTTCGATGTTCCGCATATAGAAGTTTTCATAACCTCTTTTGCGGATCTCTCTCCTTACCTTCCGCATTGCCTCCTTAAAATGTTTTTTCGCTTCCTTCATCGTTGCCGGTCTGTTCGCTACCTTGTATGTCCAGGTGACCAGCAGATCGTTCGGTTCGAAGTATTCCAAGAGACGCATCTGACACCGTTTTGTCTTATTCCATTTATTTACTCTTGCAATGTCTTCTTTTGTAGCTTTCTTCTTTTTCTTTCTTGGTAATCCCTTCGCCCCATACTTCCCGTCATGGTACTCCTGTACGATCAGGACATCTCCTTTTCGCAGTTTATATGTCACTCTTTTTATCATGCTGTCCGGTCCTTATCTTAATATCTTTATCAAGTGCTTAACGGGGGTGTTACCCCCCCCTGATTTTCTTCGGATATTTGGCGAAAAGACGGCAATATGATGCATTGACTTTCCCGAAAGTCTGTTCTATAATTTTTATAGATGTATTGAACTTTTGCCCCTATTGGTTGTGAGGGTTTCGGGAAAATCAATGCATTGTGTGCCTTCAGGAGCTTCACCCAGTTTCCTGAAGGCTTTTTCTTTTATGATGCTTTCGCCATCTTTTCTTTCATGCATCCGGCAATGAGATCTGAAAAATCACGAATGATACGCTGGATCTCATCCTGGCTTTTATCTTTATACGCTTCATCTGATATATGACACGTACATCCGTTTGTTACGATCGTCTCTACAATCATGCTATGTACCTCCTTTTTATCTATATATGCTTACTTGCTTGTATCTGTTGTTACTTTCTTTACTTCCATACGATGTCCAGCGGTCCCGCTGCTCTGCAGTAGAGCAGGAGCAAGATCCATGTTATAGCTCCGATCAGGAGCAGTGTCTTGATCATTCTGATTGTTTTGATTTTTCGGATATGTCTTTTCATATTTGTTCTCCCTCCCGTAGTTCTCTATTCGAAATATTGGCATCTTTCATCTTCTGCATGTCTCTTTTTGATTCGTTTTCCAGCTCTGCAGTGTCCACTATCGATTTTGTAGTAATGGTTTCCATCTTTCCCGTAATGCTGGCAGAAATGAGCGCACTCCTGGCAACGCATTGGTTTGTAGTCATCGCCATAGAACTGTTTCATTCTTTCCATTTCGCTTTTTAAGTCTTTGTTTTCCTGTTCCAGTAATCTTACTTTTCCTGATATAGTTTCCATATATTTTTCCTCCTGATTTCTTTACATACATTTTGGAGGTAATACAATGATAGGAAAACGTATTCGTGCAGCACGTATGGCTCGCAAATTGACTCAGCAAAATGTTGCTGACGCATTGGGTGTGACCATCAATTCATATCAAAAGTGTGAGCAGTCTGAGCGATCACCGTCTCTTGAAACGCTCGTGAAGATTGCGGATCTCTTTTCTGTTCCTACAGATTGGATTCTTTGCCGGGATGATTATCTTCAATCTCTCGGAGTATCCGTTGATGTACCCCTGTGATGTCTTCAAGTGTGTCCCACAGTGTGAAATCACCGGTTCTACTACCTTGTTCTATCTTCTGGTAGTAAACAATGCTGATGTCCAGCTTGTCCGCCATCTGCTGTTGTGTTAAGCCTGCTTCTTTGCGGGCTTTCTTTAATTTTTCTCTTGACATATTTCTTTCTCACTCATTCCATCTACCGTTTTCTGAATTTCATCCATCTCTGTACCGAGCGTATGTGCTGCAGCTCTTAATTCGTTCTTGGCATTCGTTACGCTTTCATACGGGTATTCCCATTCATCCAGTGCTTTCAGCACCGTGAATATTGTCTGCTGCATCTGTGCTTTCTCCACCAGATCCATAAGCAGTTCAGCCGGATCCGGCGGCTCTGTTTCCGACAGATGTACTTCCACCTCTTTCAAGGATCCTTCCTGTCTTTTAATCACGATCTGGAGTCCGTGCCGGTCATTGATCCTGTATCCGTATACTTCCCGTTCCAGATATTTCATCATCTGGCGGTTGATAAAGCATGCTGCGACCTCTTCTCCTGCAGATAAATCCATTATTGTGATTGGCGTGTGTAGTTCGATCAGTCCGGTATCCAGATGCATCTTGATTATCTCTCTTACTCTTTTGTTCATGACGCGTCACCTCCCATCTTTAAAGCGCACCGTGTGCATGCAGCCCCATCCAATCCATTGTAGAGAATAAGAGCTTCGTCTTCTGGTCTCTTCCAACACATATCACCGCAGATCAGACAGTGGATTTTCCTCCATCCTTTCTTACCGTTTGGTATATTGTCTGCTAATGGCATACGCAGCCATCCACCTCGATCAGTTGCTTTTCTTGGTCGTACGGCCACAGTGTCGTTACTTCTTCGTCTCTCCATCATTCTTCCTCGCTTTTTTTGTTTGTGGTTCTTCTGTTCCATTCTTCAACAGCTTTCTCCCGTTCATCTTTTGTGATTTTCAGCTCGCCATCTTCAAGTGTGGCTCTTAATTCATGTTCCCACGGAAGACACGTTCCACATTCCGAGCATTCGATTCCAAATGTAAAACTTACATCATGATGAGTGGATCCATTGGCTATTGTTATCATGTTTGCCTTTCCACCGCAAAACGGGCATGGCATTAATCTTTCGTTATAATTCATCTGGTTCACCTTCTTTCTCCTTTTCTTCGTTACATACACCCCTGACGGCTCTTGCGAATTCCTGGGTGTTGATCATTGCACTTCCTGTATTCTGTAGCACGTTTATTTCTTCGCAAGCTTCGTTGATGAACCTTCTCGTCTCTTTGCACATTTCATCTACATAGCTGTCTACAATTTTGAAATAATAAGCGGCTAATATTTTTGTTGTTGCAATCGAAACCGCAATAGAAGTCGTGACGCAGGCTATTGCCATTGCTATTACCATTTTTCTTTGCCCTCCATTTACGCTTGTCCTCCTTTCTACCGCTTACGCGGTTTTCTCAATTGTGTAGGTGATTTCCACCTTTTCCTGTTCTTCCAGAAGAGATATCAACACCTCAATGATTTTTTCCATATCCGGTTTCGTATTCGCCACCTGCTTTCTATCTCCTTGGTTTATGTTTATGTGTTACAGTTTGTACTTGTTGCATTCTCTATGCCGGTTCTTTTTCCTGCTTGTCCATGTCCGCTCTGATCTTCAGGATCTCCATGTTGCTCTTCGCGATCATAAACGCCTGTGGATCATGTGTTGCCAGATGTTTGGCTGTTTCTACCATTTCAGCGATTTCTTTCTTTTCTTTTTCACTCATTGCTTTTCTCACCTCTTTCTTCCTTGCTTTTGCCTTCTCTTACTTCGTTCAAGATCTGATGTATCAATGCTGTCTGATACACGATTTCTCTTGCCATCAACGAATCTGGATCTAAGCTCACCTGATGTTTTCTTTGTTTGCTTTCTTTTAAGAATTCATTTCTTTGAATTTTTGCAAAACTCGAAAGCATTTCGTAATCATTCCGGCTATCTGGATTTTTCATTTTTAATGCTTCTTCTATGCATTCTTCATCCCCTGTTACACTTTTCCCGCAGTTCGGGCAGTAGTTTGCTTTTCTCGGAAGTCTTGCTAAACACTTATGACATTTCATATCTCTCACCTCACTTCGTCCTGTTGTAAATCTTTCCATTTTCTCCTATACTTGCTTTATTTTTCTCATTATGGTAAAATTTCCCATAAATTAAATTAGAGAGAAGGGTTTGTTATGAGTAACAATCACAGAGATTTTTCATCTCCATTAGCTGATTTGGGTATCCAGAAAAACTTTGTCACTCCCGCCATCACGGATTTGAATTCCGTATTTGTCCATCTGGATTTCCCGAAATTATTACCAGAATTACTCGAAGGTTGTAAAGTGTCCGAGTCCTCTGATATCTTCAAAAAGATTTCAGAAATTGGCGGACTGTTTGATGATTTTGGAGTGAATTCTTCATTCAAAACATTTGAATCTTTTATTCCAGGGATTCAGCAAGTACTTATTGATTTTGAAGATTCCAACGATCTTCCGGATGATGATTATGTAGTCGTTGATGAAAATGCCGTCAAAGTTTTGGATCTGACTGGTAGTGTTTTTGTCCCGCTCGGAAACTATAAAGTTAAGATTCATACATGGACCTTGATTGTTCTGTTATTTGGTATATGTAAATTTCCTTTCACGCAGTATCAGAACTATCAAAACTATCAACAAGCCAAGCAGACAGCTGAGTATCAAGAAAGAATTTTGGAAATCCAAGAGGATACTAATAAAACTCTCCATGATCTTGTTGATTCCATCGACGCTACAAATTCTTCTCAGCAGGAAGTCATTGACAGCTTGTCTGATGCTACAAAGCGTCTGCTTGATTCTTCTCAAGTGCCTTCTGCAGTTTTTCAAGATCCTGAATCGTCTGTTGATCATTCTGCAGTGACTCCTGATAATAATCGTGAATAACTGCATAATTTTTTGTGTCTATTAGGCTTGCCCCTATAAAGACTATGCTTGTTGCAACAAAGAACAAAAACAGGTCGCGGATTGTTTTTTTCATTTCTTCGATCTGTTTTTCTAATTGTTCAATCTTTTTATCCATCTCTCTTCACCTCATTTCACACTCTGTTCTTTTACGAATATTCCCGGATCAACTTCTAGCGCTTCACAAATGCTTAGAAATTCATCTGTCCTTAGTTCTCTTTTTCTGTTCTTGTCTCTCACGCTTGCGTACAGCAATTTATATGGAATTCCTGCTATTCTGGACAACTCTGAAAGATTGATTCCATTCTTTTTTAAGAAGTCCATCATTTTGTCTGTTGTTCCTTCTACACGCATCTTTTCTCACCTCACATTACATTAGTTTGTTGATATACTGCAATTATATGTTGAATATCATCTATTGTCAAGAGTTTTTGTTGATTATCAACATTTTGTATTGAATTGCGCTTTACGTTGTGCTATGATGAACCCAGAACGAAAGGAGGTGCACTGATGAATGAGCGTATCAAGGCCCTAAGAAAAGAGCTGAATCTTACACAGCAAGAATTTGCTGACAGATTAGGAACATCTCGTGGAAACATTGGTTCATATGAAGTCGGAAAAAGTGCTCCTAGTGATGCAGTAATCTCTCTCATATGTAAAACTTTTCGTGTCAATGAGGACTGGCTCCGAAACGGAGGAGATAGCAATAAGATGTTTATTGAGCTTTCGCCAATGCAAGAAGTCGGTTATTATGTTGAGGATCTGTTGGAATACGATGGAAATGGGAATGCATTTTACGATGCGATCATCGAAATGATGAAGACCTATCATTCTCTTGACGATAAATCTAAGACTGTGATACGTGAGTATTTCAAGAACGTAGCAGATGGTATAAAGAATAAAGAGGAAAAGGCTTAGAGCCTTCCCCTCTTTTCCAGGTACCTATATAGGATAGCGTAGAGTTGCTGGATTATTTTGTGATCAGAATCATCCAGTTTTGATAATAAGATTTTTAATTCTTCCATATGTATCGCACCTCCGCTCTGTGAACATTTGTTTGTGCTTTAAGAATCTTTATTATCCTTTCCTCTATTAAAGCACTTATTTTATGGATGCTGATACATTTTTGAAATTTGTCCGAGTTTTCGGACACTTATTTATAA